AATATGGATTATCCCTTCCTGTTGCGAAATAAGCACCTTGATGGGGAGAAGTTCTTGATATATTATTTAATGTTGCTCTTGTTAATTCTAGTCCTTGTTGTTTATTTTTTAATGCTGTATCTCTTAAGTACATTCCTATACTATAAGCCATAACTAAGTCATCATTATATCCTGATTGAGCTTCTGCTCTGCCATTTTTCCAGATGAATACTTTCATTTCTTCAATCAATCGTTTTGATCGAATAATAACACTGTGATCTCCAAAATATTCACGACCTTTATTTATTACTAAAGGACGTGTTTTTAATGATGTAGTAAAACCTGGAGTCATTTTTGATGTATCTTCGTATCTGTTAATATACGAATCAGAAGCTGGAGAATCACTTTTAGGTGAATAATATAGATTTCTATATTCTCTTTCTATAACTGAATCTATTGCTGACCAGCCAATGTTTGCATTTTCAATTACTAATAATGCTTCATTATATTCTGTAGCAATAGCTACTAATAGATATCCAAATTCTTTAGGTGGGAGTTGACTTCTAAATTCTGCTACTTGAGCATTTGTTTCTATATCAAATACATGAAACGCAGAGAAGTCTTTACCATCTCCTCTAGCAACGTCTGCTATTACTATATAACTTCTAGTATAGTCTGGTGATTCCCAAACCCATAAATTTCCATCTACTCCACGACGTTCTAATGGATCTGTTACGTGAGTAGACATCATATATTCAATGTGTTCTGGGTAGTAAACTACATCTCCAGAAGTAGTAAAATCGCAATCACATTCTTGTGCTGCTAATCTAGGATCACCTAATTCTACGTCTTGTTTATCTCTCCAAGCTTGATCACGTTCAGGATGAACATACCAAGGTAATTTAATAGGTAAGAAGTTATTGTCTTGTGCTTCTGCTTTAACCCATGTTCTGTGAAACCAATTACCTGTACCAAATGGTGTTGATAATACAATTGCACCACCACCCGTTGCTAGTGTTTGTTGAGCTGATGCCCAAATTGGTTCAATACCTTCAATAAATGCAGCCTCATCTATGATTAGAAGCGAAACGGCTTCTGATCGACCAGCATCACTTGCTGCTGAGGTTGCTTTAATTTGGGAACCATTAGTTAATCTTAATGTTAATTTATTATTTTCTTCAGATTCTACTTTTAACCAAGATGGTAAATTATCATACATGAACTTGGTTTTTGTAACCATGTTCTTAGCTGTCTCTTGCTTAGTAGCTATACAAAGAATATTTTTGTCTTTATGAAATGTCATAAGCCACAGAGAATACCCTGCGGCTAATGTTGATATACCTAACTGTCTAGATTTAAGTACCATTGAATATGGATTATCTTTCCATAAATTTAGTACTTTACCTTGAAATGGATATAAATTAAATATTACACGTCCTCTGACTGGATTCTGTATGTAGCAGTATTTACGCATAAAGTGCGCCGGGTCCTGAGCGCACTTAATGTATTCATCTCTTATTATTTGTTTGAGATCTTGACTCATAGTATTACATAAACTCCAAATGCTATAGAAGCTATACTTACTATATAAGCTAACTTCTTATGAATTTTTTGTTTTTTGATTTCTTTTTTATGAATAGTTATTTCTTTATTTTTATTTTCTATAACTTCAATTAAAGTTTTTTCATTTTGTTTTTGTAATGAAAGAGCTTCATTTTGTAATATAATAATAGAATTTTGGTTTTCTAAAATTGAATCTAAAATTTTAATAGAATCACGAGTTATTTCAATTTGGTCCTTTAAATAGTCACAATCTGCCTTAACCATTAAGGCATTCCTTAAAGTATAACAAGGTACAGTACATGAACTATCTTGTACCGAAAGTTTTTGTGAATTCGCCAACAACGGCCCTATTAGAAAGAATATTAATACGATTAAGTGTTTCATTATATTTTCGTTTATTGTTATTAGCTAATGTTTCTAAACTGTCTAATTGAATTTTATTTTGTTCAATTTCTGATTTATATGATAATATTAGTAGATTTAAATTTTGAATTTGATTATTAATTTTTTTGGTTTTAGCAATTAATGAATCATTTTTCTCATTTAAATACTCAATATTCTCAATATATGAATTTGAATTATTAACTAAATTAATTCGTTGGAATACTAATCCAATTATTAATACACATATAATAAGTATATATATTTTATTTAAATCTAATTTCATAGTGATTAATTTATTACATCTGAAACTAAGTCATTTAAGTTAACACCTTTAGCTTTAAAGAGTTTTTTAACATCATCTCGATTGATTAATACTTTAAGTACTTGTACATCATTTGATGTTGATCTTTTTGCTTTAGGAAGAGCCATAATTTTTGCTATCTTAGTTTCAATACCAGTTCTTAGACGGTTATATTTTTCTTCATCTTCTGGAGGTAACTGTTTAGCATATCCTTTACCACCTGATACTTTTGCTGTTTTTTCAGCAGCTTTAATATCGGCGGCTGATGGGCCTTTATCTATTGTATCTCCATCTTCGTCTTCTGATTTTTCCCAATCATCTTTTACATCTGCGTCTGTCATCCATTCTTCTTCTTCAGATGAAGAAGCAACAGTTGGTACTTCAGTAGTATCCGCAACTTTAGATAGTGCAAACGCACCTACTTTAAGAAATTCACTTACAGCTGGATTAATTGCAGGTTGTGATTTTTTACCAACTGCTAAAGCTAATTCAAGTTGGGAAATACCTTCTTCACCTGCCTTTTCTACTACATCCAACATATTTCCTTTCCAGGTACCACTGTATAGTTTTCTAATTAGAGCTACTTTAGCTGGATCTCCAAGTTTGACATTATTGGCTGTACGAGCCATTTCATCAAGATCTGTTTCTGCTAATGAAGATTGAGAACCTCTAGATAATTCTGCTTTTTTCTTTTGAAGAGCTGTAATTTCTTTATCTATAGCTGTTTTTTTAGCATCTTGAGCTGCTTTATCCGCAGCTATATCCTCACTTAATTCATTTACAATTTCTTCACGAATATAATTATATAGTTCTTTACGTTTCATTTATTGAGATTTTGTTATAAATATTATAAATTCAAGTAAGATTTTATTTGAGTAATTCTATCTTCATTGCTACCAGCAATGATACCAAAGTTTTTAATTTTGCATAAATATTCTGAACATAAATGCTTAATTGTTGAATCAATTTGTTTTCTATATTCTTCATCTGTAGTACGTACACTATTATCTTCAATAGATACCCCAGCAGGTGATACATAAAATATCCAATCATATTCCTCTATAAATTTAGAAGCATATTCCTGGAATCTATATTTGTCTACATGATCGATTGAATCTGCATTTAATGTAAATGCCATAACATCTATAACTGTTCGATCAGTTATAATATTATGTCTGATTAATTCAGAACATCTTTCAGATAGAAAAATTGTTTGTCCTTTTAATGTACTATCTGTATTTAAAGGAATACCTAAATCACGTAAATATTTTGAACGCTCAGTTGCAAAATCATAATGTTTAAATTCTGGTAATTCTTTTAATGAATTAACTAGTGTAGTTTTTCCTACACTTACTGTACCTGTAAATCCTATCTTCATATTAATGACGCATTTTGGTTCCTGATTGTTTGTAGAATGGTAATCCATTACCATCTTTTTTGATCATTTTAAATTCATCTTTTGAATATTGAAAACCATTTAGATGATATTCTTCTTTACCATCAGGATGAATTACTGCAGGACCTTCGGCATTGTGTAATTTCCCATCTTTAATATAGCGAATAATCCCATCTATAGATTTAATGCGCCTAACATCTGTTTTTTTATTACTCATATAACTTTTATTTTTAATTGAATATAAAAAAGAGGACTTGGTAATCCAAGCCCTCAATTAAGATAAGTTTAATATAATTTATTTAATAATACCTGCTAATTTTTGCATTTTGAGGAATTGTTCATTTAATGGAGTTTTAAGATCAGGGTATTCGTCTTTTATAGCTTTTTTATACATTCCTATAGTAAGATCAGTTGGTTTTAAATTAGGATTACCCATTAATTTTCTCATTACCCTCATCTCATCATTATCTCCTGGTGAAAAATAATGTGTCATTTCTCCTGCTACATCTTTATAATCTTCGTATCCCATATTTTTAACAAGATTTTCATAAGCATCGTGATCCCAAACATATGGTGTTTCTTCTGCTTCTTCTTCATCATCATTTGAGTGAAATAATATTCCTAATGCTTTATCATTATCTCTACCAATTTCATTAACTGAAGTTGATTCAGCAATATCTTCTAAATCATCATCATCAATATCTCCATCCATATCTATATCTTCATCTCCTATGTTTTTCATAGCAGCAATCATACCGTCTTTTGCTTTAGAAGGCATTGCCGGACGACCGCGTCTTAAAGTACCTTTAACACGCATTCTAAGCTTTTCAATAAAATCAGCTCCTAACATTGCTAACTCATCTTCTGATGGTTTGTAGTTAGCGTCAGCTTGCATTTTACTATCAATGTCTTTAGCCATTAATGTTTTTTCAGAAGTTGGACGACCTTTAATACCACTAGATTCAGGTTTTTCCTGTTTAGGTACAGACAATTCACCTTTAGTAAAAATGTTTGATTCAAGAAAATCTCTAACTTTAGGATTGATAGCTTGCTGACCTGATTTTCCTAACATTCTTGCTAGTTCAGGTTGAGGAATACCAGTGGCTCCTGCTTCTTCTACATAGTCAATCATATCACCATACCAAGTTCCAGCATATAGCTCTTTTGCAATAGCTGCTTTTTCAGGATCACCAATTTTGATGTTAGTTGAGATACGAGCCATTTCATCAAGCTCAGCCTCAACCATTTCGCGGATGTATTTTCTTAATTCCATTATTGTTTAAATACGTTTTTAAATATGTTTTTGTTATACATATTATGAAAGAAGTGCCTCTGCGACATATATTCCCTGAGCTCCAGAAACTGTAATACCACGTGCACTTAAAGCATCACCTACTCATCTCTC